TTTATGACCAGCTACTCCTGCCATAGCAGCACTATCCATACCTGATTGTAAAGTTTGTTTTTTTAACTGTGCAGTTACTTTATTCCTCTGCTGATAATTAAATTTTCTAGTTAAATCTGTCTCATATGCTTGCTTATCTAATTCATCTGCTTCTGCAAGAGCTTTATTTCTACCTGCATCAGCACCCATATATTTCATATATAAATCTAATATTGCAAACCCTGCTGCTACGTAACTCATGGCCCCCCTGTTTCAAGTTCAATTGATAATCCGTTTATTTGCATAGGTAATGGGCTTATACTGTTAATTTTAACATTATGGGCATTCCATCCTATACCTGATAAAGTTTGTTTTCTAAATCCACTAAATAAAGCAATGGGTTCTCCTGTGTTAACCTGAGTGGATCTAAACAACAATTCTTCTGTTAAGTCGTTATACTCTATCCTAATCCCAAGACTGTCTTGTACCAATGCAGTAAGTGTTAATAATCTCTTATTCCAGTTATACTGATTTTGTGGTGTAGGAGGATTAAGAGTAGTTATAGATGCATTATAGAATAATCCTGATATTGCTGTAGTAGCAAGTGAGTGATCGAGTGTAACAGTACTACTAGATACAGTTTTACTAGAATGCTCCATACCATTTGTACATAATCCTAACAATTGACCTTCTAAATGAGAAGAAGTTAATATATTTAACCGAAGTTCTATAGCTGCATTATCAGCAGGAACAACTGCGAGATTACGATTCAATGTCCATGTAGAAGTCCAAGAATTCCCATTAGTGGGCGTAGTTGATGATAATACTGTATATAGTGTAGTATTACCAGGGAGCAAGAATGTTGTCCCATCTGCAGGTTTAGTCGTAGCACCATCAACTATTAAATCAGCTTGGCTTGTTGCTTGCCCTGCTCCTTTTACTAATGGTGTTCCCTCTACAATATCTGCAGCTTTGTGTAAAATCGCACTATCTAAGTAGACTAAATCATTACGTTCAGTAACATTTTCTGATGGGAAACGGCTTAAGCGTTCTATATAAGTTTTTGTGCTTCCATTAATTGTTCTTTCTACCTGTACCCACAGCTGATCAAAGTCTTCTCTAGGAATAATTGCAAGATCCGTTACTTTAGTATCTGTTCCTCCGAATGTATGTACTGACCATGCCTTAAATTTAACTTCCCTATCATAACTAAGTGATAGCACCTTCCCATTATCCATAACCATCCAGATAATAGGGTTAGGACGTTCTTGCCATGCTAACTTAGTTATATTACTGGTTGAGATAATATCATATGCTTTCATAGAAATACGAGTTTGTAACCATTGGTCTTCTTGTCCTGAAAACTCTAACTCCTGGATTTCACGACCACCTCGCTGCGGATATATAATTACATTAGAAACTACTACTGGTTCTACTGATGATGCTGAATAGGAAGTTTCCCTGTTAATAGTAAAACGTGTTGGAGTAACAGTAAGATTATTTTCTGATCCATACAGGAAGTAAACTCCTGCGGAAGTACCTAGTGCTAGTCGTTTAGAGTCAAGTAGCCATAGTATTTCATCAAGAGTATCTGAATCTATCGTAAAATATAATCCATTAGTAGAACTAATAACTTCTGTTGTTACACCTGACGTTAATACTAAAGGTGAATCCTGTACACTTAATTCAGTAGGTGCAAAGTTATAGAAGTTCCCTGTTCTTGATAACCAAACTGTAGAAGGCTCAAAATCAGTTGAAGCAAAACATAACCTCTGTTGGTATATTTGTGATATTTTCGGATAACCATTCCCTGTAAATGCATCTACCCCTTTATTGCTCGAAGTTGCCAGTTTTAAATTCACATAATCCCAATAACCATTAAACGCACCAAGTCTCCATTCACTTGTTCCAGCTGCTAGTCCTGGTCCAGTAGACCCTATTGGATCATACCCATCATCAGCAAACACAGATAAGTCTGTTGTTAATTCTACTGTTACTCGTGATTCACTTGTTAAACTTCTTATATTACCCCATCCCCATCTAATACCACCTCTTCTTGTAGTAGTATCTGCAATAGGATTAATTCTAATTAATCTGCCTATGTCATCTGAGGTAAAATAATGACCGCCATATCCAGGTCCAACAAAGGATAAATTTACTGTTCCACTTGCAGTAGCATTAGCAGCTGTCCCATCTTCATCAACCATAGCAAAAGAAGTATCAGTTACGATTGAAGCTACTGTTCGACCAGCAGGGATACCTTCACCCGATATCTCTTGTCCTACTAAGATTCCATCTGTAGACCCAGGTACTAATACTGTAGGGCTATTATTAGCAGTAGTACAACTGACAGATATTGGCCCTGCAGAAACAGCTGTTGCCCAACTATCAGGATTTGTTGCATGTCTATATCTAGAATCTATACTTATAGTGGAATCTCTTTCATAGATTCTACGTTTAACTCTTACTTTGCCAGTAAACTGATTACCTGGTACAGGAGCAACAGCAGGAACTACAGGAGGACCAGCCGAATATATTGTACCTGCATCTTTGTTTATAT